TAACACTTATTTTTGAAATATTGGTTAGAAATGAGGACTTTGGTGTCTCGCTGACAATTCTATCTTCAGAGTCGTTCTGGGCTTCTGAGTAATTTGCTTTATTAGTATCGTATAAGATATCGTCATCTACAAAAGCATATGAATCGGGTAAAAACAAACCTTTAGCAATTTGTTGCTGTCCATATTTTGTGAGGACGAGTTCAATAACTTGTTCTTTTTGGTCTAGAAAGCTCATGTATCTTAAATAGAATTATGTCTCTGTTTTATCAACGAAATCAACTTCGGCAGTAACTTTAGCTGTTTCAATAACGGAACAGAAATCATAAGGATAGTTGTAGGTAAAGTCCTCTGTCGTGTATTTTGTGCCCTTAAAGCTTGGAGCGGCGTCAAAAGCGAAGTCTGTTTTTAATGGGTTATCAACCGTCATAGCAAAATAGTTGCCCTTTGCGCGCTTCTTGACTTTGAAGATGTGCCATTTTATTGGGTAGCGATTCCAGTTTGTAAACATTTCGGTATTTTCAATATCAAACTCTACATACTCGGACTGCACGTCAAATTGTTGTAAGAGGCTTGGTCCTAAATTTTGCCAGTATTTCTCAATATCTTTTTCTGTAAGCGTCACGGAGAACTCTTTTATTAACATACCAAGAGGTAAGATTCCCAGGTTCTTTTTAAAATCAAAACGAGGTGGGAAGACATACTTGTCTAGCAATTTATCAAGCTCTGACCATTCGTTTGGTTCGTTTTTAATTTTTGATTGCTCAACAAGGAAATTAAATTTATCTCTGGGAATATTAAAGAATTGTCTGTCGCCATTTGGCAGTATCTTATATGGAATACAAACAAGCGCCTCTTCAATATCTGTTTTCTTTGAGGGTTTGCCTAGTTCAATAGTATCTGGGAAGCCAAGAAAATCTTTTAAACTCTCTTGACCGGCACGGTCTTTGAAAGAGATTTGGAACTGCACATTACTGCCTGGAATTTCTAAATAATCTTTCCACAAAAAGCCGTCACCGACCAAAAATGGTGTTTCCCATTTTGGCTGAACTGCCCAGACATTTTTGTTTGTTCCTAGAGGGTCAATTACTTTGATTGGCAGACCTGTTTTTGGATCGACTTCTGATTGCTTAACCTCGGCTTGACCAAGAAAGTTAATTGACTCACTGAGATTAGAAACGTTGTTTGTAATAAAAGACGTAAATTCAATATTTTCATAAACAGAGTTCCCAAAGGTTGCTGTTACTTGGTTTTGTATTTCTGAAATGGTGTATTTTATTGTTTCTTGTGGAGACCACTCCAAGAAAATTGATGACGAACCAAACGCCCAGCCAGGAGCCCAAAGCCTGTCCGTTGGGTCGTCTAAATCGCTGCCTGGGCGACCAGAGCCGGAAACAACCGGACCCCAACCGTCTAGTGTCGTATCAAATCTCCAAGGAACGTAATTAGAATTAATAGAACTGGTAGAGATACTAAGTGCAATTTCAACACCATAAGTCCTGGTTTTATATGCAACGGGCAAGTCCTTTTCTTCTTTTGAGTAAGCGGTTGTTAATGTGTTATCCTCTAGACAAAATTCAATTGTACTTGCCAAAAAGTTTGACATTGCCAATTGTGGCTGTGGTGGTAAAGTGTTTGAGAAAGAAGCTGTAGAATCCATAGACATGCTGGCGTGTGTGTACATATCCACAATACGACCGGCTTCTTTTATTTTATCGTAAGTTAAAAGCTCTTCAAACGGAATTCTAACAAAAGAACCTGTTGCATCACCAATTAAAATTTGTGATTTGTAATCAGTGTTAGCTATTCCGGTTTCTATAGAGCCTGTAAAAATGCCATAAGGCATTGCAATAGCTGCCTTGATTGAGTTAAATAAAATCCCAGGCATAAACAGGGGCTGCATCATTGTTCTAAATGTTGGTTCGTTGCCAGTTAGTGCAACAGAATCTGAATATGAGCTTGAAAAAATCTGTGCCAATTGCACTGTTCTTTCAGCGGGGTAAAACCCTTTGTAGGGCAATAGCTTTGTTATTGCATCAATTTTTAATCTAAATTTAGATGGTACTTTATTTGGAGCCATCTTGTCAGAAAAATCTTTATAATTTAAAGCTAGATCTCCATCAAAAAATCTAAAGATATTCTCTGTTGCAGCGGAAGAACCTGTAATCTCCAGAGAGTTAACCGCTTCGCTTTCTAGGCTGTTGCCACCAGAGTAAATTGCATCAATATGCTCAGAAATTCTATATTCTGGTACAAGACTGTGGTCTTTGCCGACCACTTTTACAAACTCTGAGAATAGTAGGTGGTTATCATAATAAGCAGGGTTTCTTGTCTCTGTGGCAGCAGACCAATCTTCGTAAAAGCTTATGTTAAACGTGTCGCTGAGAACTTCTTGATATGGCATCTCTAGTAGCGGTCCATAAACGTGAGATGGAAAATCGCCAATGCCGGGGTCATCAAAACTCGCAGTTACATCGCCAGATGGAACATTTACGATAAACCTATTCAAAACATTTTTCGGGTCTCTTAAAATACCGTATGATACATTGTCTGCTGCCACTTGGTCATAGCTTGCAGTTGGGCTTGATGATGTTGGCAATGGGTCACTTCTGAGATTTACATATTTTTTACCCGATAGTGACTGGGTTAAATTTGATAAATTAAGTCTGGCTGCACGGTTGGTGGACGTGTCGTTAAATTTTGTTGTATCAAGCGGTGAAACAGATGGACCAACTTGATCACCCAGGGCAATAGACGCAGTTGCATCTGGACCTGCATACAATAAATTAAATCCCATTTCATTCGCGGTGGTTCTGACTGTATTATCCTTAAACGTTTCTGTTGTTGGGGTATCATCGTATAGCCTAATCAAAGAACGGTCTTCTCTTGAACTTCTCCAAGTTTGTATAAACTCACCTCTCAAAAGAGAATTTTTTAAGTAACTGTATCTCTGTAGTGGGAATATTTGGTGTGAATATTTTGAAAACAGAATATCACCCTCAGTTAGAACGTTTTGGTAAGGCAAATTGTAAAAATCATAAAACTTGTCAAAAGAAGATTTGTTCGTTTGCTGTGCTTGTGATAAAACAACATCACTAATCTTTTTATCAAAAAGATACTGCTTTTCTGAATTGTGGCTAATAGCGAACAAGGTAGAATTCTTTACACTATCGTCTGTAAGGTCGGCAGCTATCAAAACTGGGTTATAATTTGCCAAAGCTGGTTCAACTGCAACTAATCGAGTGCCGTCTTTGGCTGTTAGGACTCCACTCTCTTTTACAGATTCAATTCTATCTAGCTTTTGTGAGTAGATGTTATTTTTCTTTAGGTGTCTGGTAATTGGGTTTCTTTCACTTCTAATCTGTCTCCAAGTGTTCCAACCCGATGGACCATTTCCTACAACATTTAAGAAGTAAATGTCGATGTTGTCAGCCAATGATGCAACCGAGGTGTAATTAGCTGGTGCAGTAACCAAGAAGTCGCCGTCTAAATCATAGTGATAACCACCGTAAATTGAAAACTCCCCTGGTGTGACATAACCTGCAAAGTTGATTTCATAGTCTGTTGAGGCTTCAAAATCTCTCAATGTAGAAGTAAAGAAGCTAATATCACTAGAGCTTGACGCAAACCCTACCAACGCTACGAGGTTACTAGAAGTTGGAGCAGCGTAGCTAATCCAAGAATAACCAAAATCTCTAGCTGGTATATTATTTGTAATAAATCCGTTATCAAACACTGATGCTGTAAAAGTGTTTTCCCCAGAAGAGTATTCTATTTGTTTTCTGCCATTTCTTTGAACCTTGTGAATTGATGCCGACAAGTCGTTTGAGCCTGACTCAAATCCCCCAAAGGATGATGGAATCGTTAATAGACTTTGAAACGCTTGTCTTACAATTAGATTTCTATTGTTTAATTCGTTATAAACAGAAAACTCTCTGTTGATTGGGTCTAGACCGCCACCGTTTGTCTCTGGACCGCCTGGGGCATTAAACCTAGTGACAATTACAGAATCGCTGTTAGCACCAGTAAATATACTGTAATCAATAACACCACTAACGTAAGGACTATCAAGCGTATCAGATAAACCTAGTGCATCAGCTTTTTTAAAGTTGTTAAAGCTTTTACCCGCAGTTTGTACCACTTCGTAGTTAAAGGCAAAGTTGCCAAGGGCAGAGCCCGTTGTCTTAATGTTCTTGATGTTAACGGGGGCTCTAACGGGCGGGTCTTGATAAAACTGGTCTACAGGCGCATCGTAACCCTCTTGTCTTCTCACGTTTTCCAAGGACATGGAGTTCGCATTGGTTAGATTAAATCTAAATCTTTCTGGTCTGTCGCCTGTATCTGTCAAGCGCACCTTTCTCGATTTAAAGCCGCCAACGCGCTGAGAAGTGAAAGTGCCCTGAAGTGGCTGCTCTGAATCGGGACCAAAAACATCGTGATGAATGTTCGTTATGATATGGCTTGGATTGTTGTCGTTGTATGTATTTGAAACATAACTATCCGTCGATACGGATTGGGAGACTAAGTTTCCTGGGACTACTAAATCAAATTTATAGTCTTCTCCGTCAGCTTGGGCTTGGGCTGCGAGTTTTCTTTTGTCCACCAAATCGAGGTCATCATCACAATCTTTAGGAGTTTTTACCCCAGAGCTTGGTATTTGAATGTCGCTAAAGTTGGTGCCGCCGGTTGTTTTGAATAATACACCCTTGTAGAAATCCAGCTTTTTATTATCAGTAAAGTTAATACCACCGTGAAGGCTTTTTGATTTACTAATTTTTTCAGTAATTGGTGACGTTTGTTTTCTTGCCTGGGTTTGGTTTACAACTTGGCGAATTGTTTCTCTTGCTTCAAGGGTTCCAGTTGGAAGAGTTGAATCAAAAGTATCGTTGTTTCTCTCTGCGCGGTATTTCCACCACAAACAATTGTCTCTTTCTTCGCCACTCAAAGGTTTGTGGAAAAATTTCCACTCAAATGGGAGATTTGAGCCGGTGGCAGTGCCTTCCAAATCCGGTGTCTTAAACTCAATTGTTGGGAGTTTGTGTTGATATTTGTTTCGCTCTAGAACGTGGCTCTCGATAACATTGTAAATTTGGTCTGAGCCGTTCAAAGAAGCTGGTAACAGGTTAATTAAAATTTCATTTATCGAGTTGTCAAGCCACTTGTAATATTCAAAGAAAGAAGCGATGGTTCTTTTTGTCTGAACTGTTGAAAAGTATCTTGTGCCTAGCTTTTTTAACTCCTTGTATTCCATCCTGTATTTGTTTACTGGGTCTCCAATTAGTTCATTGAAGCCATCGATAGATGAGAAGAAAGAAAGTATGTCTTGGTCTATGGCGTATTGTAGGCTTTTTTCTATAGTAAAGTATGCGAGCTTCGCCTTTAGAATACTCTTGGTTGCCTTATCGTCTTCAGTTAAAATGTTGACACCAGTTAAATCACCAAAATTTTCTGGGTTTGTGTTTTTGCCCACTGTAAAGTATCTTGTTTCAAAAACATTTGTAGAAGATGGGTCAAACTCTTTACCACCAAACTGATACAAGCCTCCTAGCACGGTGTCCAAGTAACTATTTCCAACGGTTTTATATGAACCGGAAGACAAATCTGGTAAAGAAAATTCCCCACTAGCGTCTGAAGTTGATAATAAATCCGTGCCAACGTTTAAAACAAGAGAGTTGATTTTTGGAACGTATGAGCCGCTAAATTGACTAGCGAGTGGTAAAAAGTTCTTGTATGGTTCGGTTCTACCAAAGTTTCTTGGGTCTTTTGCATGGCTGATTAGCTCGTTGTTATCCAAATCATCCAGCCAAACTCTAAAGAACCCAACATTAACATCTGAGTTGAGTACCACTGAACCAGTTAAATTGTCTCTCAAGGCTCCGTAAAATGGCTTTCTATTTTGTGAAAGCATCTTTATGCCGCGATCAGAGTGTATAGAAGCAGTCAAATTAAACGAATTTAAAACAATTTGGTCTTCTGTATTGTATCCTCTAAAGTTAACAACATAAGAGTTTGCCCCAGTTTGTAAAGAATTATTTAGGTCAGCTAATCCATAACCAACGGGCTTAATAGTAACCGCTAGGTTCCAAGACTCGTTGTCATAGGAGTCGTCAAAAAATTCTGTTTCTAATTCAGGTAATGTGTAGTCGCCTGTCATTGAAGCGTTTGAGGAAGTTAAAACAAATTTTACCTTTTTGTCTATTAAATTGTTTCTTACTGCCTTCACTACAAAGCCAGCGTCATCGCCCAGAACAGTTGTACTTTCATCTGTTTCGGTAGTTACCGAGACGCCACGCACACCAAAAATGCTCGTTGTCGCTGTGGAGAAATCAATGTTACTATTGGTTCCCGGTTCTGGAACTTTGGGTAAGAAAACTTGACACTCATAAGTGTTAGCAAGCCTTGACTCAATCGAGTCTGCCGAACCAGAAGTACCTGAAATGAATGGAGTGCCGACTGTACCTGATAATGTCGGGTAAACAACTGCATCGTGATGTGAAGCGGTTGAGAAGTTTACAAAACGGAATTTCTCTTCGTAAAGCTCTCTCTTGTCGTCCAGTGTGATAATCGAATTGTCTTCGTACAAAGACAGATTGATTAGCTCGTTATCCACGCCAAAACAGCGTAGAGTATTACGAAGAGCCTCTGTGGTGCCCTTCATTTTGAAAATTTGGGAACTGTTGTTGTAAAGGTTTGAGTAAATTATTCTCTTTACCTCTTCAAGCTTAAACAGAAATTCGCCTCTGTCGCCAACATTTAGAAGATTGGCGAGGATGTCTTCATCTTGAAGAATTCTATTTGTAATAAAACCCCTTGAGTTGAGAGCAATTTGAGAAAATTTTGTTTTTGCAATTTCGTCCTTGTAATAATCCATTGTTTGGATTTGTGGTAAAGTTTCTATCTCTAAGTAAAGCTCATCTAAAAATGAAGATAGGACTTGCGTGAACTTTTTTAATTCTTGTGAGTTACTAGCATCCTCTTCTACAATCCAGTTTGGAAGGGTGTTGTAGATGCTATTGTTATTGTACCTGTCGTAAACAGAACCCGACAAAACCTTTTCAGCGCGGTAATTTTTAACCAATGGGTGAAAAGAGTAAAGAATAGGGTCTTTAAATTCTCGGTCAGACAAACCAGAGAGAACAAAAGCCGAGTCGGTGCTTCTTGCCGTGGATACATATCCATTAAATGTTCCGTTGTTTAAACGACCAGAGTAATCTAAAATTGTGCTGTCAATAGAAGAAGTTTGTGTAATGCCTTCGTTAAATTTGAAATAGACGCCTAAATCTTGGTTTGATGAATCGGCGGTTGCGCCGCCATTTACAGATTGTTTAACAAACGTTCCAATCTCTTTACCAGTTCTAGTGGTTCTCCAAAATCTAAAGTCATCAACAGAGCCAGAAAGTTTACCCCAGCCCAGGGCTGTGCCAGACGCGCCCGTCTGTTCCGTAACAAGAGCGCCAACAGCCCCGACAAAATTGCCGGTCACGGGATTAATATCGCCAACAATCTCCTGGCTTCCTTTGAAAACTCCGTCTAAATAAGAATCGACTACAAGTTCGTCACCATAAGTAAAATTCAAAGCAACATGGTGCCAATTTCCATCAACCAAGCTGGCTGAGGAAATTGATGTAAGTTGTGCTTCAGCGTGTACTGTGCCAGATGCGACAGACACGTTTAATACATTTGTAGAGGCTGTAAGCTCTACAGTAAAGCGAGCGTTTGAAGCTGCAATGCTGGAACTGTTCCAAATGTCAAGTACAACCTCTTTTTCCGTTAAAGATGGTAGAAACTCTGATTTATTAATCCAGAACTCAACGCAGTTGCCTGCGGAGTGACCAAAGCGCAAGTTGTAGGTAAATTTATTATCGTCTACAACATTTTTTACACGCAGACCCCCGTTAAATAAGATATATTGCTTTGTTTGTGGCTCGCCATATCCATCAACTAGAGATCCAGCAGCGGTGCCCCAGCCATCAGATGAAAAAACAACGTAACCATTAGTTCTTGGGTATTCGTTCTCAAGTATGTGATTTTCTAAAAATGAAGAGCTTAAAAGGTATCTTTCACGGTCTGTTGTTGTTCCATCATAAGGATAGAAGTCAATAATTCTATCAACAGCTTTGGCGTAATATTCCTCGGCTGAACCGTATCTAGCAAAGTTACTTGCACTTGCAAAATCAACGGGTGGAACGTATCTTTCTCTGTTTTGCTTCTTTAGAGCAACAGCTTCGCCACGGTCAAAGTCTTGTCCAAGGCTGTGTCTTGTTTGCTTGATTATTGGCTTTGATACTTTTTGCTTTGATTTAATTTGGTCAATGTACTTTTTAAAACTCATCTAGTCAACCCTAAAAACAATGTTATCTTCTTGCTCAATAAAACTTAAATCTTTTTTCACGACAAACGAAGCGCGGTATTTGTACCCTGCTTCAAATTGTGAAAAGTCAAGCTCAAAATAGTTGCCTTCGCCATCGTAAGATGTTTTTGTGAAAGCATTGTTTCCTGAACCTGTTCCATACGGTATGAACTCCAAGTCATCGCTAACCCTTGTTATTTTATAATAAAGGTCTTCGATTATTGTAGAACTGGCGGTTTCAGTTCCGTCTGGATAAATAGTTGGCGACCAATCTTTTGGTCTAACATAAAGTTTTATTCTCGCTTTCTCGGCGGTTGAATAAGATTGTTTTACATTTGCGGGTAAAATTACAAAGTCGTCAAAATCACGATTGTCTAGTGAGTCAAATGTAAGAACACTCACAGCAGAGCCTGTGGCATACTCTACCGAACCAGAGTGCCAAACTGGGAAAACAGTTGTAATAGAGCTTGAGGCATAAGCAAATGAGGCTGAATAAATGCCAGTTGATACATATGAGCCAGTAACATTTGTGTCACCGTCAGCAACAACTCCACCACCAGTTGGTAATTTGAGCTTTGAGCCTGCTGGTGCAGTTGTACCAGAATAAATGCTCAATAAAATTTTACCAGTGCCCACGTCTGGAAGGTTTTGCAGTTGTCCATTTATGTAATTGTAAAGATAAAGATTGTTTAGGTTATCTGCTGCTGGGGCTAGTGCTGAACTAAGATAGAACGTTGAAGCGTTGTCTTTCTTTGCGTCGTCGTATCTAGACTCCAATACGGGTCTTTTAATAACGTATTCACTTGTTCTGCTGTAAAAGCGTTTTGTGTAATAAGACGCTGAAACGTCCTCTTGGCTTGAGGTTAGGAAAATGCCAAAACCATAATTTGTTTTTGTTCCCTCCAACCATTCATTAACGAGTGGGGTAACATCAACCTCTATGTCTTCCTCGCCAGTAGTGAAAGAAGCTGTGAATCTTGGTGTAGCGTGGTAATCACCACCGGCAGTTGTCCAAGCAACTCCAGAGGACGCGCTTTCCCAGTTCGACACACCCGTGTAATCCTTGTTTGCAAGGTCCGGTCCTGTGCCCTCTGTCCAAGAACGAGACACAGCCGCAATAACTAGGGTGAAATCTTTTGGAGGCGTCTCAGGCTGTTCTGCGGAGAATAATCTTAAAACAAAGTTTGAACCACTTTCAATAGTTCCGTCATCGATGTTTCCTGAGATTGTTGAGATGGGAAACTCAATAAGAATTCTTGAGTTCTCATTTAAGGAAGCGGAGGGACTGTTTTGCCCATAAATAGAAAACACTTCCACCGAATCAGCTAAACCGGCGTTTGTGCCGGTGAGCCTATTATCAAACACTTCGCCAAAAGCATTTGTAATGGTGTTGTCTTTTGTTGCTACATACTTCTTTACTGCCATTACACTACCCTAAACTTAAACTTTTGTCTCTGCTCGCGGTATTGACCGTCTTCTTCAAACAAGAACTTGATTACATAATCTTCTTCTTTTGGGAAAACAGAGAAATCCAAGTCAAAGTAATTACCTTTGGAATCGTAAGAAAGTCTTGTGTATTCGTTGTTTCCTGAGCCTGTGCCGTAGCTAATAATTTCAAAGTTATCTCTTTCTCGGTAAATCTTGTAGTAGGCTTTGCTGATTATTGTAGCTTCAAGTGTGGATTGCGTTGTTGTGTAGATTGTTGGAGACACAGAAGGGTCTCTTACATACAATCGTAGCCTGCTCACTTGATTTTGCAAGTATTCTTCTTTGAGGTTGGTTATTGATAAGAAGTATTTCTTTATTCTTCTCGCACCAACCGTGCCACGAGCTTGGGGCTCTATTGCTGAGCCTGTATGGTATTCCACTGAACCAGAGTGCCAAACAGGATAAATGTATTCTAGTGAGCTTGAATTAAAAGCAACCGACACCGAGTAGATACCGGGAGACACATAAGAACCTGTGGCGTTTGTATCACCGTCTGTTACAACTCCACCACCAGCAGGCAAGCCCAGCTTTGAACCAGAAGGCGTGGTTGAAGAGCCAGAGTAAAAGCTGACAAGAATGTCGTTTGTTCCAACTGCGGGAATGTTTTTAAGGTTGCCCCTTATTTGGTTGTAAAGATAGATTGTGTTGAGGTTGTCTGTTGAACTAGCTCTTGAAGAACTCAAAAAGAAGTTGCCTGTATCGTCTTGAAGTGAGTTATTCCAACGTGCTTCTAGTTGTGGTCTGTATGCTTCATCGTTGTATTCGCGAGAATAAAATACCTTCTTGTAGTAGGACTGTGCTGCTGCTTCTTGTGAAGAGGTTAAGTAAATGCCAAGACCATAGTCTACAGTTCCATCTGTTATAATACTTTCAACATAAGGGGTAACGTCTAATAAAATGTCTTCATCGGCAACTGTAAAGTCTTGCTCAAAAAGAGGAGAGGCGCGGAAGTCGCCACCGGCTGTGGTCCAAGTAACCTCTGGGGAAGAAGAGGCTGTTAACCAGTTTGAACCAACTAGATTTGTACCCTCTTCATCAAAACTTTTTCCCCTGCCCTCATTCCAATCTCGACTTATGGGTGCGACCACCAAAGTAAAAGAAGTGGGACTTGTTGTTGTTTCGGGGTAGTTCTTTAGTTTGAGGTAAAACGACACACTACCGGATGCAGGAATGTCACCATTGGAGCGGTCTGTGCTTGTCTGTGAGAGGTCAAATTGAACAATAGCCCTAGACTTCTCGTTATCATCTGTCGAGGCTGTGACGGTGTTGTAGAGAGAAAAAATTTGAAGACTGTCTGTTAGTCCGTAGTTTAAATTACTAACACGTCGAGTGTTGCTGTATTCTCGATAAGCATTTGAAATAGTGTTGTCTTTTGTTGCATAGTATTTTTTAATGCTCATTACAGAACTGTTCCAATTAAGTCTCTATCAAAGTATTTTACTTCAAACACATGGTCTTCTAACTGAAGCAAACGTGTACCATCAGCAGAAAGGCTTTCTGGAATGCTAAACGTTGTGGTGGCGTAGAGACCTCCAGATTGCACGGTTGCAAATACCTCTACTACATCTAAAACACCTTCCGCGTCTTTTAACTCGCGGAAGAAATCATTATAAAAGATTGGCTCGCCAATGTCATACTTCACCGAGAGCATTGTCTCTAGTTTTTTATTACAAGCTTCAATAACATCAAACTTGTTTGCTTTCTCGTCTCCAACCACTGTAAAGTTGATTGCAACATTGACAATCTTTGCATCAAGAATGTCAACGGTATCTGAAATCATTTTGTGGCGAGCAAGATAAGTTTGAATGTTCTTTTTTATTGTTGTATTTGTCTCTGTGAAATTGCCGTTTTGGTCTTCGCTAATAACATAAAGGTTAATATTCTTTTTGAATGAATCCTTGTCCTGAGCAGCACGAACTCTTTTTACTGCTCCAAACTGTGAAGGCATTGCGTAACAAAGAGACTCGTAATCTTGTTTTGTAACTGCGCGGCGTTGAGAGTTAACAAAAGAAACTGCTCTGACCCTTAGCTCGTCTGCATCGGGCACATTAACAGAACCAACAATTGATTCATCGTTAGAACAAGCAATACTGTCTCTGACTGCATTCTCCGTTGTAACTTGGTTGCTTGTTCCTGGGAATACAAGTTTAAAATCCGATACTGTGTTGATTTGACCTTGGCTTGCATTTGGATTTAAGCTTGAGTTCTTTAAATACACGATTGTTAGTGTTGTATTTGCGGGGGCTATGCCAAATTTATCATTTTGGATTAAGTTTGAGGGGTCAAACGTAGTTGAGGAAATATAAGGTCTCCCAAATTTTTGCACCGCAATGTTTTGAGGTCTTGCATACAAATCCTCTGACAAATTCTGGTCTGAACCAAAACCAAATTGCAAAGTACAGTTCTCACTATTCTTTTCTGTTGTAAATCTTCTGGCTACTAGAACCGGCTTCATAATCGAAGGAACTTTGTCATTTGGAGCGTTTTTATTTTTTAATTCTTTGTAAACAACATTTTGACTTAGATGATCGACTTCAAAGTATTCATTACCCTCCGAGTCAAGAACACTAATAATTTCTGTTATAAACTCATCGTCGATTGAGACTTTTCTAAATCTCTCAAAATCACCAACTTCGATTTCAACTGTTTCTGCTTGACCAGACACAACCTGCCCAACAGCACGCACAGCGTAAAAGCTTGGCAAACCAGTTGTTGAATCAACAATAGCCACTTCGCGTTGGTTGTTTGGGTCTTCAAAGTTTATGTCTTCTGTTAAGATAAACGAAGAACCATCTTCAGTTGTTACAATTGCTCCCTTTTTAATTGTTGGAGCATAATTTGTGTTAATTGAGGTTGGGTCTGAAGTTAAAGCTGGAATTGTTGCGAAAAAGGAAACCAAACCTTGTGATGAGTAGTTGTATTCAAACTTGAAACCAAGAGTTTTTGCAATTCTTACAATGTTATCAAATTCGTTAGCTGTATCTAAAAATGCCTCGTTAGCTTGGTAATCCAAGTAAAAAGAAAGAATGTCACCAATGTAAGCAACATAATCAGTCATCAAAGCGCCGAAGCCTGCGTCCTGAAAGTCTTTGTAAGTATCGGGGTAGTATCTTTGGGCGTAGTTGATTAGAGATTGTTTGATGGTATCAAAATCTCGGTCTGTGTATTTGATTACATTATTTTTCTTGGGCATTGCTGCTTCCTCTCCAACTAATTAGTTTTGGATTTTAATTTCTATATTATCTTGCAAGTTGTATGGGTCATACACATAAAATACCTTGACCAATAAAAAGTTGTCTCTAATCTCTGTTTCAACGTTTAGAAGAGTAACATCAGGGAGGTATTCCTCAAATTGTGAATCGATTCTCTGTTCTAGCTGTGGTGGCAACTGTCCATCCAATGCATTTTCAAACAAGAAGTCTCTCAAGCCAACGCCAAAGTCTGAAATCATAACTCTTTCGCCGGGGGCTGTTAGCAGCACGTTTTTGACGTTTTGCTTGATAAATTCCTTTACTTCGTCAATTGTTACAAACGTATTTGACTTTGATTTTGCTAACGGTAGTTGTACTGTAAATGACATAAATTATCTCCAAACTAAATATCACACTTCAAGTCCAAAATGGCTAAAGATTTCTCTGGGTCTATTTCAGCTATTTCGGCTTGCAGTTTTTTAGCTTCTGGTGACTCTGGGTCAAGCCCACTTAAAATTTCTTCCTTTGTTTTCTTCTTGAGCCATTCAAAGAACTCATCTGGGAATCCTAGTCCTAGAGACTGTGCTAACATGATAAGAAAATATATGGCAGGGTTGGCAGCATACACAATAGACAACAAGAGTGCCTTAACTGCTTCAATAACCATTTTTGGAATCATAATTAAAAGCAGCAGCCATAATGAAAATGATTTTGATTTGAACACGGTCTTTGGGTCTTGTGCTTTTTCAAAAGCTTTAAACGCATCCCCTAGCGCAGTCTTATCAACACCCAGCGGTTGTACCCCACCTGTGAATCTACGCATAATCGCAGGCTTCAAGGTAAAGAAGAACTTCTTATTGGATGGCACAAAAGACTTTTCAACTATTAAGTTCAATAAAACGTCATTAAAAAAGTCTTCTTTAAAAGCATCAAAGATGTTGATGCCTTTATCGATCTTAAGAACGCCACTATCTAACAGTTTTTTTGGCAGTTTTTCTAGCTGTCCTTTCTCTGGGTTATCAACGTATTCTTTAATTACTTCGTCTGGTATGCTTGCTTGCCCAACAAGGCTGACGGTATCTTTAGCAAGAATAATGTTATCATACACAAAGACTGTTTCAAAGTTGCCAGACGAAGTTGTAGCAAAGAAGTTTTTGTAAAATTCAACATCAGAAACTTTTAGTTGTAGCGACTCTTCAGCAATGCGGAGCGTCTTAACCACAAGAACTACAAATCTAGCATAATCGTCTAAGGATTTAAATTTCACCGGAGCTTGGTCAATCAAGAAGCTCTTGATTTTTGTTTTTTCGGAATCCGTGGCAAATAAAAACGCAGATTTGTCAATAACAACATCTGTGATGATCTTTTTTATTGCAGCGGTGGGCAGGTCGGCGTCCGTTGCTTTTTTAAGCGCCGAGTTAAACGCTGAATACCAGGCATCGATAGCATTATTGTTTTTAACTTCAAATAGGGCGTTTGGGGCTGGATTTGTTGTTTTCTTAATTTTCTTTTTTAGTATCTCGCTAATGCTTAAAGTGTCTTTGACAGCAGGAGATGAAGCCTCTGACAACAATTTTATCTCTTGCTCAACCAAGTCCTGAACTGTTAAACCAGCCTCACACAAAATGTTTCTAACTGGAATCTCGACAAAGTATTTTTCCGCAGCCTTTTCAATTTGATTTGAAATTTGACCAACCAAAATTTTTGTAGCGCCAATCAACGCTGTTGCTTGTTCCTCTGGTAGTATTAAAAGTGCTGATGTAAAGTTTGGGTACAACTCAATCATCTGTGTGTAAGCAAAAATACGCAAGGCTTCAATACTAGCCTCTTTTGACGGGTCTGTTGAGTAGGCAACGGACTGCTCTCTGTTCTTGCTGTATTCACAGAGTTCTTCTTTAACTCTTCCTCTGCGTGGCAAACGATAGAACTTCACAACATCTAAAACAGTTTTGTCTTTTATTGAGTTGTTAAAGTTTGTCAAAAACTCATTAAACACGTCTTTTAAGATAGACTTATAAACATCTAGGGTGCCCTTTGGCGTGTTGAATGTACCAAATTGATTTTTAAAGTATTTTCTTTCCACAGGGTCAGTGCTATCCTGTCCCTCGATTGACTCACCTAAAATAGCCAGTGGTGTTTTCCCATTGTTTGTTGTAACACCCTTGTTTGGGAGGTTGTATTTGTTAAATGTTTCGATTTTGTAGCTGCCATCACCCTCGATAATAATTGAGTCAAACAGTAGACCACCAAAAAACCTAACCCTGTTTCCAACTCTGTTTCCGTTGTCAATCAGGTCTGGTGCAATTGAAAGCTCTGGTATGTTATCTGGCTTTACTTTAGTTAATATTAGCTCTGTTCCAAAGTCAATTGTGTCGTCGGTCTTGCCGTCCGGTGGTTCAATACCAATATCCTCAAGGGCTTTTGTCAGATCAGGGTCTTTTTCTTTTTGAATTTTGGTCAATCCTTTATCTATGTTAGCAATGTCGTCGTCAAAATTAATCTCGTACTGGTAAAGGGCTTCTTGAGCCTGACGATACGCTTCGTTTAATAAGCCACTAAAATCAATGTCTGGTAGTAAATTATTTATTGCGTCCTCGGACAAAAGATTGGCTAAATCATCAACCGTTATTTGCGGCACATCAGGATCACCATAACCAGCGGGTACTTTTGCCGCTGTTGGGTCGTCTGTTTTTGTATCACAATAGTCTGCTGTTGGGTTGACGTTTGGCTCTGCTTCATTTACCACTTTGCAAAAGGCTGTTCCAGTTTGAAGACCTAGTTGGTAGAAATAGTTTGCGTAAGAATAAAGGTCGTCAAAAAATGTATCTACTTTTGTTTGCTCGGCAAATGACTGAAGTTGTAGAAGCAATAATGGCTCGGCTTGTCCTTCTAGTAGCCTGCACATCTCTTTGCCGGTCAAGCTAGAAAATGTCAAGTTGATAAAACTTTGAAACGACACGGAGTCGTTCCCAGTAAATTCTTTTCCTAGAGAAGTCGCTGCTGTGTTTTGAAAAGCAATAGGGTCTTCAAAGAGGTCTTGAGGTTGAACTGAACCGTAGTCAAAATCACCTTCGGGTTCATTACTGGCTAGCGCTAGGAGGCACTGTTGGACTAGAGTGTTAATGAACTGTCGTCCAAGCTCCAGCAAAAGACTGTCTACCTGCTTTTTTAGTTCTTTGGTAACCGTGCCCATGGGTTTTGACGAAGACTTGTTTTTCCATAGTTTTTGTATCTGGTTGTAAAAATTTTCGTATTTGTCAAACTCTACACCAAATGATTTATAGTTTTTTGTTAGTTCCTCTAGTTGTTCTGCGAGTGCCCTGGCTAAAGAAAGATATCCTTGTGCTTTCAATCCCTCAATTAAAAGAGCCGCTCCACACTCAATCAGTGGCTTCAATCCCCACTTGTTTAACGTAGCATAAAGTTTTCCAAGCTCAGAATTAACCTTTTTCAAAGTAGCTTTTAGTGCCTTTACAGATTCATTATCTGCTCCTGTTTCAGCAAATGATTCTGTTCCCTCTGCTACATTAGAAAGTGCTGCTGGGAAGTTAAAGAAGGCAAAGTCTCCCAAGTATTCTGCATCACGAAGAGTTTGTGAATAAACTTGATTTCTCGTAATAACTGGTGGTTCAGCGTTGTCTCTAACTGCTTGGGCTAAATCTAGATTTACACCTGAAGCTGTTTGTCCTAAAGATTGTCCAATTTTAGCATTTACATAATTGCTTTCTTGGGCTCTTGCTTTAAGGAAATCATTTAAGTCTTTTAAGTCTCTTATGTTCGCAATTTTTGCTATGTCAGATATATTGTTAATCTTAAAGTCTTTCTTTTTGCCATCGTCAATAAAGTCTTTTATTTGTTTTGAAAGTGGCTTTTGCTGTTTCTGTTGAGTAAATTTGTTGTACTCAACCTGAATCTTCTCGACATTTAGTTTTTTTGAAGCCTCTTCAATTCTGTAAAGAAGGCGAACCACGCCGTTTGGTCGAGGGTCGATTGTTTTCCTATCGTTCAAAAGTATGTCTTCTGACGAAGGGTATGTCTTAGGCTTTGTTGTTTCGCCAGCTATCTCACAGGTTTTGTCGCCTTTGAATTTTGGAATTGGTGTGTTAATGTCTTCGGGATCTTTTTTATCTACTTCAATTGTGAAAAGCTTGTTGTCAATAAAATACTGTAATGCCTGTGGGCGAAAATCGTTAAAAACCACAAACCAGTTTTTGTTTGGGTCTAACTCCGTTAAATCAGTCCAAAGGCAATAATAAACATAATCATTGGGAGCATCATAATAGGCAACCCTAAATTGTTCCCAAGTTGAATCGATAAATAATTTTGAAAGTGGATTAGACATAGTTAATTTGTGTTGTTAAAGTTGCTACAAATGTAATTAGACTTTCCGGTAGAATTGAGGTATTTAAACTTAATGATATCATTACTGCCCTTGATTGTGCCAACAGCAAAAGAAAGTTGCTCTAGTGCAATAGTGTGGGTTAACACTGCGCCCTGAAAGTTTGGCGACGTAGAGGTTGGAGCACCAAAAAATGGCGAGATGTGTATGTGAGCAGCCAAGTCGGTGTTTATTTTACCAATCTCCTCAATAATACCATCCACAGTTTGTGACAGGGCATCTACGTTGTCCATAATTTTAGTTAAGCAATCTACAAGGCTGTTGCCTTTTACTAAGGGTTGAAGTGCTAGTTCCTCATCTGTTTGGTTGCCAGCGATAAGGTCAATACCCCTTGGGCGACCAATTGATACTTTTCTAGAGTTTTTGTTTGGTTCTGTTTTGGAAACGCCAGCAACAATTTTTACACCTTCTCGACCAATGATTCTAACTGCGTCTGCTTTAATACCAATACCAGACTTGCCTGTTGATTGTCCAACAACGCCGGGGGCTAAACCAAATGCGTCGTCAATATCGACCTTTTGAGAAATGTAAATTCTAGCGGAGTCTAAATCAAAGTTTGGTCCAGCCGCAACAATTGTTTTTCCATCTACTTTATCTACCGGAACAAAACCCTGTGCGCCGACAAATAAGTCAATCATGTGTGCGCCATCTTCACCCATAGCACCGCGACCCTTGTCAACGGGTGTTTCTAAAACAGTACCATTTTTTAAGCGGTCAGTTGTTTTGCCAATTCTATCAGTTCCCTGAATAATGTATGTGTTACCGTGTTGTTGAAGTCTTTCTGCTCCGCGCTTGACATACAATGGATAAGGGTCAAGAGGCTGTGTTGCATTATTAATCGAAGACAAGTTTCTGGTTATTGAACCAGCTTGTCCGTCGTTAATCTCTATTTTTGGTTGTGTTGCTCTTGTCATAATTTATTGGGTCTTTTATGGGTAGCCGTCCCAGGAGGTGTTTGAGGGGGCTTTGCGTGCGCGTGCCTGGGAGCGTTTGTAGGCGCTGAGGTCAATGCCGCGAGGCGTCACGAGGCGCTGCTTTTGGCTCCAATATTCAAAGTATTTTTTTTGCGGGATTACATAAATTGGAATCTTAGTTACCCTTGTTGGATAAGGTCTGTTAAAAATTAACTTATTATTCTTCGTGTCGATACCAACTCCTCCAAATTTAAGGTCTTTTTTGATGTCTTGCTTCTCATAAATTTTAGAGTCGAAGTGTAATTTAGCTGTCGCGGAGAACAACTGTGAGGTGGGAAGTTTGCCCATAGCCTCCTTATTAGGAGAATCCTCGAAATTTTGAAGCGGACCTCCTTTTGACAATTTCCAAGATAAAGAAGCTTGCGTTGTTTCAAGATCCACATTTCTGTTTTGGTTTTCTGGAAGGGATGAATTTGTGGCTCCGAAGCTTTTACCAGCCTCCGTCTTTTTCCACGCCTCCCAACTATCTTTCTGTTTTTTTATCTCACGATCAAGTGCTTCTACCTTTGGGGCAGAACCCGCGCCCTCGGTAGAAGAATAAGGGCGATAGCCATAATACAACTGCCTGAATCTCAATCTTACGGACTTTGGAATTTTTAAGGGGCTCACTTTATCAAAAGCTAGATATTCGTCCCTCTTGTAGTCTCCTGCTGTTTTTATTGTTGGGTCGCCATCAGGGTCTGGATAAAAACGAACCCAGCGCTCTGTGCCGCCTTTTGTTCTTAGATCATAGTGTGGATGGCTTCCCCCGTAAAAACCGACCACACCATTGGTTTCATTATACCATTTAGGGTCAAGATACAAGCCCATTCTTTTGTTAGACAACATGTTGAATTCTATCATTGCTGCAACAAAAGCGTATGACTCCATTCTTCCCAGCCTTTTACGATCAATCTCTATATCAAAATCAAAAGCGTTGCCGGTTGAATGGTTGCCATGGGGCTTGTCAGGCTTTGGGTCGCGTTTGCCTGAC